CTGGTGTATTTTGAACTGGTGCAGTTTTTGCACTAGTTGGCTGAGGTGCAACCTCAACGGTTTCTTCTGCTTTTGTAGCTTTTTTAGCCATGATATAATAAAATTAAATAATTAATAAAAAGTAATAATTACCCCCGTCAGTACAACGAGGGTAAAAATTACATTAATTTACATTACGAAGTTTTCTTCAATAATACAAAGTTGTTAGCTCCTTGAGTACATAATGCTCTTTCAGAAAGGAAGTGTACGTTCATTTCATCAACAGCAGAAGTAAAGTTACCACCAACAGATCCAGTGATCCAAGACTTCATTTTACGATCGTCAGCTTCAGAAGCTCTGTAGCGTACGTGTAAGAATGGTCGTTGAATGTTTTGACCTAATTGCTGATCGTAAACAGTTGATACTCCAGCAGGAACAACTACACCTAATACGTCATTAACTAATCCACGAGTTGTAGAATCGTTTAAGTATTTCCAGTCAGTTTTGTAGAAATCGTAAGATCCTCTACGGAAACCAGAAAAGCCTAAGTTAAGTGCCATATCTTCAGAGTTTTCGAATACACCGTAAGATGTTCCACCAACTCCTGTGTTGTTAGCTTGTGCTAGCATGTTGTCGATAGCTAAAGAAGTTGAACGATCTAAGAATAACATATTCTCTTCGATTGCTCCTTGCTTGTCTAGCTCTGCTAAAATAGCATCAAATTCAGTTAATCCTCCAAATGGTGCACCTGCAGTTGCAGCAGCTCCAAAATCTGGATCGTTATAAATAAGACCTCTATCTTCGATAGCAGCGAATAATCCTTCAGAACCTGTGAATCCAGCAGCTCCAGCTCCTCCAGCAATACCAGAGTCATCTTTAACAGCTTCGATCATAGACATTTCTAATTGATCTTCAAAACGTAATCTAGCTTCGTGCTCAGATTTTAAGTACCATAAGTAACCAGATGTTCCAGCTTCTGTTGCTACTTCAACCCATCCAATTTGCGCAACGTCAGAACCATTTACATTATACTTATCTCTAAGAATAATTGGCTTGTTGTTAAATTGTGTGAATTTAGCATCAATAGAATTACCTACATCTCCTGATCCTTTTCCATACTCAGAACCGTATACGAAAACTTTAACACCTGTCAAAGCAGATAAACCTAAAGCAGTTAAATCAGCAGCTCCGTAAGGAGTAACAGTTACAGTAGTGTCTCCTGCAGTATAAGTAGAGCTTACTCTAGCTTTTACTGAAATTAATCCAGCTGTAATGTTAATAGTAGCACCTGTTGCTAATAATCCAGCTTTCTGAGTAGCAGTTTGAGCACCAGCAGTTCCAGCAGCGTCATCTACAAAAGTAATTGTGTTTGTCGCAGCAGCTGATTGATCGATAGTACAATCGTCAAAAGCAACATGCAATCTTCCTTGTTCAGACCATACAATAACATCTGAAGCCATTGGCATTTCAGCACCTACCATACGTAAAAATCCAGAGATCGTACGGTTTCCGTAACGCTCTACTTCTTTCTCATATACTTCTGGTAAGAATTGTTGTGTAAAATCTAAATCACTAATTGATAAATAATTGTCTCCAAATAATCCTTTAATAGGACGTGGAGTTAAATGGTTTAATTGAGCACCTGTGCCCGGACTTGGAAATCCCATAATCTTTAATTTTTAAGTTTGTTTATTTTCTAATTTTTACTCTTAATTTAGAAGAATCAACACCATTTACAGATCGCACAGTCCAGCCGTTAGGAGCCGTTATAGTCTCATGAACCCCTCTCGGGTCCATATTAACGTTCTTTGTTTTAGCCATACTATCTTTTATTGCATCAGCTTTACCTTGCTCATAAAAGTGTTTTGCTACTGCATCAGGATTCATTGCTGTAAATAGAGATTTATGATAACCAGCAGCGTCAGATATTTCATTTTTTTCATTCAAGAACTTCTTGACAAAATTGTTAATATCGCTTTGGTTTGTTTTAATCTCTTCTGCATTTTTAACATTGAACCTATATTTCTTGTCTCCAACTTGATAATCAAAACCTTTGAAATCATTATTGAAAACTTTATTGGTTCTTTCTAAAAATACATTTTTTTGATTTTCAGCCAACTTAGTTGTTTCCTCTTGTTCTTTATTATATCGGTTAAAGAACTCAACCGCTTTTTGTTGTTCTGGATTTAATTTTGATCCAGCTTTAATTTCTTCGTAATAATTGTTTTTAAGTTTTTCAAGATGTTGCTTTGCTTTAGCAGCTTCCTCTTTAAAAGCAATTTTCTTTTTACGTATATCTCTCTCTTCGTCTAACTCTTCATCGTATGAAAAGTCTTCCATAAGAATTTCTATGTCCTCTTTATCTAAGTGAGGTTTAGTTGTTTCGTAATATTCCTTTATAAGCTGTGCTTCATTTAATGCAGAATAATCTGTGTTAAGTTTTACATAGTCTTCTAGACTTCCGCCCGTGTCATTCATAAACTCAACTACCTTTTGAATATTCTCTGGTAATTCAATTCCTGAATTTTTCTGTTCAGCAATAGCTTCTTGAATATCTTCTTGAAGATCTTCTACTTGTTCCGCAACCTCTTCATCTGTTATTTCTTGAAGAACTGGCTCCTCAGTTTGAACGGACTCTTGTTGTTGTGGTACTTTTTCAACCACTTCTTTGCTAGTTTCGGCTGATTTATTAGCATCCACTGCATCTGTTTCTTGCTCTTGAACGGCATCTTCTTTTGGTTTGTTTAATTCCGCTAAGTCTACTTTAATCACTCCGTCTTCGTAAGACATTGGAGCTTTTGCTTCCTCCACTTGATTTTCTTCTTGTGGAGTTGCGTCTTTTGCTTGTTCTTCCATGATAAAATATTATATAATTATTATTACTATAATTACTTAGGCTCGAAGGAACCTAAGTTAAAACCACCACCCATTATGTCATTTCCTGACGATTCAAAGTTTTTAGGAGGTGTATTGTTTTTTCTTTGGTCAATTAACTCACTTTGTTGAGTTCCTTGCATTTGTATTCTTTTGTCTTTTCTGTCTTCTTTTTCAATTTCAACATCAGAGGCTTTTGCAGCGTCTATTCCTCGAATTTGCATATTATATTGGAACTCTAATTGCATCAGTTGCATCTTAGATTGTACTTCCATTTGCATTTTTCTTTCATCAAGCTGGGATTCTATTTGCATAAGCTGTGCTTTTTGCTCTGTAATAACTTGATTCTTTTGTATTTCAGCTTGAGCGGCAACTTGCTGCGCTTGAGCATTAGCCTGAGCTTGAGCTTGAATGTTCTGCTGCTGCATAGCTTGATCTCTCTGAAGTTTCTTTTTTCTTCTAATCTTCAGGACTTGATTAGCTAACTTTATATTTCTTATTTCTCTAATATCTATAGCGTCTTCTAAATCAATTAACCCTGCAGATAAAGCCGTTTGAATGTTGTTTTCTAACATTTGCTTTTCTTCATCATCAGGTGTAAGCTCTAAAAATATACCAAAATCATATAAATGAAGATCCCCCATTTCTTGGAGAGTTGCCACGTTGTGTCCACCTATTTTTTGTATAAACGCGTCTCTAGTTGGAGAATACTCTAATACATCTGAAATTCTTAATGATAGACATTCAGCTAAATCGGCAGTTAAAAATAAACCAGCTGTAAGTATGTGTCTTGTAGCTGTGTTTGAATTTGCTGCTGCAATTTTTTGTATGCCAACTAATGCTTTAGAATCTGGTGTTGATCCATCTCTAGCTTCATTTAATCCAGTCGTATCTCTTATCATTTGCAGATAATAGTTATACGTTTGAATTAAAGAGGCCATTTTATTTCCGCCGGCACCACTAGTTATTTCTTGAATAGGTACTTTACCAGGGTTCATATCCCCTTCTTGTGTAAATGACCTACCAATTACAGAACCTGTTTGGAAAAACATATTTAACGCTTCCTGCGGGTTGTAATTAGTACCGTTGCCTAAATCAATTTCAGCTAAACCATCAGCATCAAGATAAACACCGTCAGGCACCATTCTTGACAATACTTGCTGCAGTTTTAAATGCGTAAGTTGAATCATATCAGCAAACCCTGTTATACGGCTTACTAAAGATTCAATTTTACCTTTATACATTCTTGGAGCTACAATGCTGTAGTTCATTTTAACTTTAGTATGATCGCTTTTAGGTCGCATCATATTTTTAGCTAATTCCCATTGAAGTAAATAATCAGTACCTAGTATAAGCACACCTTCATATAACACTTCTAAGGACCTAGATAATTTTCCGAACTGTTCTTCAAGCATCTCAACAGGTGGATCAAACTGATCGTCTCTGAGCACTACCTTTGAAGCTCCAGTAGCAGTTTCTTTAACCTTGTAAACCTCATTCATGTAAGTTTTGAAGTTAAAATATAAAACTTGCACTGTATTAACATCTGGACTTGCAGAGTTGTTTAAAGGGCGATCATAATAACTGTTACTTTGATACGATGTCTTAGATATCTTTTCCAAATCTTCATTTGTTAAATTTGGAAATTGCTTTTTAATTTCGTTTATAGTAACATCTTTAACTTCGCCTACATAATATATGTCTTGAAAGTTAGGGTCTTCAGTGTAGGAATATACTAAATTAGCAGGGTCTACGTATTCAACCATGATGCCTTCTGATAGTGTAAATCTATTTTTTATAGCACCAATACCTATTGTAGTTAGGTCGTAATAAAAACGCTTTTTAGTTAAATCGTAATTATTGCCATCAAGCAAAGTATTTATCGCTTGCTCTTCGGCTATCTCAACAGCTTGCTTATATGTTAGCTGCATATGAACCTCTAGCTCTTCTTTAGTCTCAGGTAAATCTTCTTCTGGATTCTCAAATAAAGCTATATTAAAATTCTCTTGTACAAAATTACTAAGGTCTTTTGTGTACATATCTCTAAGCACACTCTCCATGTATTCTGTTCTTTTGCTAACTCCGTACGGATCTTGTGAGTATGCTTTTATGTCAAAAGCTCTTTCTGATATACCATTAACCACTATATCAACAAATTTTGGTATAATAGGCACGGGTTTCCAGTCTAAGTTTAGATAAGATAAATCTCCATTAATAGACAATTCATCTTTATACTTTTGTATTGGCTGTTCACCTCTAGCGTATAACCTTAACTTATGAAATGTATGTTGGTTGCTTCGATATCTATTAGTACCAGAATCTAATTGGAACCATTCATCTTGAATAGCTCTACCAACCTTAAGCCCATACTCAGGTGACATTTTTTCAGCATCACTAGCTACTTGACTAGGAAAAGTACTTTTTACAATTGACTCAGCCATATTTATTTTATTATTTTTGAAATTGAATCGCCATTACTATATTTAGCGATGCTTAAGTTTAATTTTCTTTTTTGCATAATCGGGTTAGGTCTATATAAGTTTTTATTACAAGCCATTATAGCTAGTCCTGAGCTAATAGCTGCATCATACTTTGTTCTATTATTTATATCAAATTTAGCCCAATCATTTAATGTTTCACTAAAATATAAATCCCCATAATTGCCATCTTCTTTTAGACCAACATGTTTATCTATGTAAGACTCAATAGCTGCAGCGTGAGCTTGTTTTATGTCTTCGCTCGAATTTGGTATACCACCTATTTCTTTTTCTGCTGTAGATAATTTATTCCAAAGCTTATCAGGTCTATTCATTGAATATCCTCTATAACCTCTCCTTTTAAAATAATACAACAACCTAGGTTTATTATTTTCTGCCAGTAATGGCATACCATAAAACACGCACGCCATAAGAACGTCTTCAAAAAATATTTCAGCAGTTTGAGGTCTTGCAATGTATTCCAGAAAAAAAGTATTAGGTGGAGCATCTTCCATGCTAAACTTTGTTAAACCGTGCAAAGCACCTTTTGAACCATTACCACCAACTGTTCCGGATATATCATAGCTATCACATCCAAACGCACCCATATGTTCATTGCCTGGGTATTTCATTCCGTTTTTTATAACTTGCCTGTTTTGGATATCATAACTAGGAACCCAAGTTATTTTAAATCTTCCTTGTTGATTTGGGGTGAATAAAACTCTTGAATCTTTTATTCCATTCTCCCAGCTAAAGTTACCAGTACTTACTACACTTGTGTTTCGTAAATCTTGGTTATAATCAATTTGTTCGTATATTTTTGCCAAGTTAAATAAGCTACTCTTAGTTTCATCTCTAAACGCATGCTCTTCTGTACGTGGAAATTGTCTGTAAAATTCATTTAAAGCATCCTGATCGCTTTTTAAACCTTCAGCTTCGTTATTCCAATGTTCAATAATCCCAATATCTATAGGGTCTCCGTGTGGACCTAAAACTTCTTCTGTTGGCGTGTCAAATACAGGATGTCCGTATTCATCAATAAAACCCTCGTAATTCCATTCCATTGGAATAAACAAAGAATATAAACCTGATTTGGTTTGACCGTTCTTATTTCTTTTGGTAACATCAGAAGCGTAATAAAGCTTTTTAAAGTTTTCACCTCCTTTGTCTAAAGCATTTGATGTTGATCCCATCATACACTTACCTATGATCCTAGATCCTAAACGTAAACACGTTTTTGTCACTCGCCAGTTATTTAATATATTGTCTGGTCTTTCCCACTTTCCACTTTCATCGTGTACTAGTAATTTTAATTTCTCTCCATCATAAGAGTTGTCGCCAGTGTTTTTCCAATCTATTGTTGTGTCGAGTCCTTCAAGGATTTCAACACTCTGTTTGTTTTGTATTGATTTTCTTGTAAGTCTTGAGGCCGGGATTCTGTACGCCAGTTCGGTTTTTGGCCTGTCCATTCCGTCCTGTATTGGCTTGAAAAAGAACGGATAATTGACAGATATGGGTACGACTTTATCCGTGAACATTTTCTTTGCATCGGAACCAGATTTGGACAATATCCCAAACCGTGCATCACTTGATATTGTTGCCATGTTGACCGTCTCTCCGGAAGCCATAAACGAAAAACCTGAACGTCTGTTCTTGAGATATGACATGCCATAACATCTACTGTCTGCTTTACAAGCTTCCCAGAATATAAAGAATAATCTATTTGCTTCTCTAAATTCTGGTTGCCCAACGTCAATTTTACTCCACTGCAAGTACATAAAGTGAGTGCCAGTAATGTAAGTAGCCACGCCTTTATTATTGAACCAATGGCCTTCTTCTCTTCGCTTAAATTGTTCATCTATATATGGTTCCCATTTATTTTGGAATTCTTCAGGATAGTCTCTCCAATCGAATACGCTTTGTATTTGCTTTAATTCTTTTGGATAATCTTCAACTGTCCATTTATCATTTGTTTTGTCTATTTTAGAAAGTACTTTCGGTAAAGCTATTCTAAAATCCTGTATTTCGTATATCTCACCTATTTGTCCAGTCTTGCTTATTACAACAATGTCATGCTCTTTATTATATCCATACTTCCATTTCTTAGCTTTATTAAGCCTAGATATGGTTGTAAGCTTTATAGGTTCAACAATTTTGTATAAAGTCTGCTCGTACATTACTTAGATCTTTTTTCAGCAAACCCGCTAAAAGACTTCTTAGCTACCTCTTCTTTAGGTTTGTTATCAAGCATGTCTTGCTCCTCCTTTATTCTATTCAATATTTCAAAAGCATCAAATATCGCAAGCTTTTTTGTAGCAGCCGCATTCTTAAGTCTATCAGCTGATATATCATCATCAGAATCAACTATAGCTTCTTTTGCTACTTTAATTAATTCCTCAACTGCTTTGTGTCCAGCTTGGATTATATTCGACTTCGTTTCCTTGATATTCATATTTAATTGTAATTTGATTGGTTGGCACTCTATATAATCTTTCTTTCTCAATGAAAAACTCATACTCCATACCTACTTTGAAAGAAACTAAAGATTCTTTTTCTATGCTTCCGTCTGTATATTTAACAATACCAAGCCCGGGTTTTTCAAAATCTATAGAAAACATTTTGTCCTCTTTTATAGGCTTTATAAAACAAAACCCTTTTTCTGCTTTCCATTCATCACCTGACTTATAAGCATATATTTGATCTGGTTGAGCAAAGTACTTATCTTCTTCGAAATAGCTTTTGCTATTTTTTTCATTACCTCTAACGTCGTAAAACCTTCTAAACACGTTATGATGTAATATAACTTCATCACCTTTTTTTATATTAGTATCTCCAAATAATGGTTTTGATAAAACTATACCTTGTCTACTTACGTAATTATGGTTTTGTAGCTCCGTATTTAACAGCAGCTCCTTGCCTTCGATTGTTTTAGATGAAGTTGATCTATTTGTTTTTGGTTTTACTATAAAATTAAAAATTGATTTCATTAATACTGTAGATCATATTCAATTGCAATTGCCATGTTTTTATTGAAATCTTTCCAGGGCAATAATTCATTTCCTTTTTTTATATATATAGAATACTTTGTATCTTCTTCTATTATATTAGCTATAGTATGACCGCCATACACTTCCTGTCCAACAGAGTAGTGCATGGCATCATTTTTATAGTCTCTTCCTATACTAATCTTCCTTACTAGGCTCATTTTTTGCAATTTTACCATCATTTATGTCAATGCTAACATCCCCGTAAGTTTCTCTTAATTCGTCTTGAAACTTTTGAAGATCTTGTTGAACGTTTGATATACTATGTAGCAGCCCGTGCTTTTCAACCTCTAGCTCACCTAGTTTTAATTGATGTTGATTATAGTTCTTTACTAAATCTTGAAGCTTAGTTAATTCGTCTTTTTTAATTTTTTTTGCCATTATATTAAATTTAATTGTTTTACATATAGTTAAATATTACGTATTATTCTTCGTCGTTAACTAGAGGTGGTAGCATAGGATTTTGCCGCGTAAAATATAAGTCTTATTTACCTATATGATTACTTGTTTTTTAAATTATTTTACTGGGCTAAATCTAAAATCTGTTCTATTTATTGTAAGAACCAATTGATTTGCTTTTCCGTCAAACGTTATAGAATCTACATTACTTAAATGACTATTTCCATCGTTACCATTAGATCCAGATGGTCCTTGTGGTCCAGCTGCACCTGGCGTTAAAGATATATCTTCAAGTTCTTTTTCAAGTTCAGCTACACGCTTGACTAATAAGTCAATATAATTTATACCTTTTACACCATCAGCCCCAGTGTGAACTAGTTCAGGGTAATCGTTTTCTATATCTTCAGCTATTACACCATAACGCTTTCTAGCTGAACCATCAATAGAACTTTTGTATGTATATTCTTTAAATGGTATAGTTTTCGCTTTAGTTTTGGTAATATCTGTTATACCTTCTTTTTGGTCTCTTTGGGATGTTGTTATAAATGAAAGACCTCTTACATCTCCTGTGAACCTACCTTCACCAGTTATATCTAGTTTATAAGATGGTGATGTTGTTCCTATGCCTACGTCTCCGTCTGAAGTAATACGCATTCTTTCCACCGCTCCATCTACAGCGTTGTAAGTAGTTGTAGCAAGAACCATTGCTCCACTAGGTAGAGTACCACTGCCTGTTCTATCATTTTTTATTCCTATATAACCTAAAGTGTAAGGAGCGTTTGCAGAAACATCATCTGTAAAAAATTCAAATCTACCTAAATCATCTGTAAAATCACCCCAGTTTCCTGATTCCCTTGTGTTTGTTATTCTTACAGTAGGTGCAGTTGCTCCAGTATTAACACTTGATACATCAATTAGTGTATTAGGAGATGTTGTACCAATACCTAACCGACCATTAGTCTCATCCAAGTGTACTGTTGCTGACTCAATCGTGTTAGCATCAGAGCCAACCCATATCTTACCAGTTGTAAGGTTAGGTACATCGTTGGTACGCATAATAGATGAAACAGTAATAGATCCAGCGTTTCCGCCAGATACCTTACCAATAAGACCTAAGTTTTGAATACCGTTCTCTTCACCTGTTGGTTTTGTAAGTGTTAATCCACCTCCTGATTTTAAGAAAACTTTTTGCCCTGTAGTCGGTGTTACCCCGTCAATAGGGTCTGTAGTGAAGTTTAATAATTCACCAGTTATTACAACTTTACCAAAACCATTGTTATTTAATGTTGTTTGTAGTAAACCAATAGCTGGTTGCTTACCTGAGGATATCAATGCATCAGCAGGAGCAATCTCTATAACGTCTGTCGCACCAACCGTTCCAGTTTGATAAACAGGTGTCCCTTTAGTTATAGTAGCCCCAGAAGTGTTCTTACATTCAATAGCAACTAGCGTAGCAGCTTCAGCTGAAATAGTGCTTGGATCTACCCAGGCGACACCCGTGGCTGTGGAAGTCAATACCTGGTCTAAAGTACCTGACGAGTCTGCCGAGTCTTTTATTCCAGATTGTGCTTCAATATAATTTTTAAACTTCATTTATTAAATTTTATTGTTATTACCCTATTTTTTGAACTAACACTCTAACTGAGTTTGTTGGAGTTGTAGCAAAAGTAATTGTTGCCTGTGTTGTGCTTACGCGATCTACATCAGCATAAACCGTTTCATTAGTCACAGTATCAACAAGTTGTATGATTGTATCATTCTGCGTAGCTGCTGTTAAAGTAAAAGGATATGTAATTGTAGCTGTATCAGTTATAGTATAAGCCCTGGATGTAGCTGGGTTTGTAAAATACACCAAATCGTATAGATTTGCTTTATTATTAATATCATCTCCTGAGTTATAAATTGGTAGATAATAATCAGACACTTTGGCTGATAACGTATCAAGAGATAGCCCATCAATATCAAGAGCTACTTTAGCAGTTCCAGCAACGTAAGCCACTTCTATACCTAATTCACTACTTTCAGTAGAAGCATTTACATTACCAATACCAACTTGCGTTAAGCTAGCTAAGTCAATGTTATTTTGCACAGTCGTCCAGTCAGCTAAAGCAGTAGGATTATCTTGCTCAGCTATTAATACATCACCTACTCTTAATTGTTCTCCAAAGAAAGTACCGTCAGCTGTAACTGTATATGTCCAACCTTTTAATATAGTGTTCGGTGAAGTTGTAAGATCTGGTGAGTTTGTAGCGGCATTATAACCACCTTGATAAACTAAACCACCAACTGTAGATGCGTCAACGTAAGCCTTAACCGCTGCTGATGTAGGTAATGTTGTGTCGTTGTCATTGTTTTCAATACCTTCGCTTTCTATTACTATTGCGCTAGCATTGAAATTAGCAACATCTAAAACACCGTTTGCAACTGTAGTTGTAATTGAGGTTGTTCCAGAGCCAGTAACTTCACCTGTCAATGTTATTGTTTGATCAGGATTAGCTGAGTCAATAGTTATGTTATTGGACCCATTATCTGTCAACGTTATATTTGTACCAGCAACAAACGTAATAGTGTCTAGTGTTGTGTCAGATCCAACTAACACTATAGCTGCATTAGCTCCAACTTGTAAACTATCTAAGTCATAGGTAGTACCAGATATACCACTAATTGGAGACCAAGTATTATCTCCTCGTAAATAAACAGTATTATCTGGTGTTCCTGTAGCAGATAACTCAGCTGTTAAAGTTCTAGTGGCATCAGTTCCAGCTTCAGTTAGATTTATAAATGTACCGTTATTATAAGTGTGCTGTATTAAGCTTATCCAAGCAGAGCCGTCATAGTATTTAGCCGATGTTACACCTACTGTACTATCAAAATATATTTGCCCAGCAGCAGCCGTTGGAGCCGACGACGTTACGTGCAGTTTTGCATTTAATAACTGATTGTCGTCAAGATTAATGTTATTTAAAAATGGTATTGCCATAGTTAGTTCATATATGCTTTACCAGATTCTGCTCCGGCAAATGTTATTGTTAAGTTGTTTTCGTCTATAAAAGTTACATCGCCAAATCCTTGTTGCCCTGTTGACAATGCTACCGTAACTGATGGAAATTTATTTAAATTATGCGCTATAGTCCAAGTTACAGAAGCAACGCTTTGGTTATGTGTATAATGTTTATCCCCTGCAACCTCACCTGCGCCTCCGGGATATATTATTAATCCATAATATTTTTCTGAAACTAAATTACCATGAGATGCTACAAAAGTAAAATTAGCATTATAAAAATCAGTTTCTGTAACATCTTGTGTTAACGAATCTAATTTGTATATACCAAAATTATTTAAATCATCTACCTGAGCAAACATTACATATTCGCCAACTAAAGTCTGTAGGTAATCTAGTATTAAATTTGTTGAAGCTGCAAACTTACTTATTTTAATTGTAGTTAAGCTAGCTAAAGAAGTTCCATCTCCACCTCCAGCGGTAAAGCTTACAGCACCTGGTTTTCTGCCGCCCGCTAAGTTCGTTTGAAATTGAAAGTTGTTTTGGTTAACAATACCGATAGATCCGTTAGCATTGAACAAATCAGCTATTGATTGAGCGGTAAAGTTTTTAGTAGCATTTCCACTATTTGAATCAGTACCAATCCATTTGTCTAGTAGTGTTACTACTGCGTCTATTGCATACGTACTAATTCTAGCCATTTAGTCTTTTTTTGTTATAGCTTTTGCTTTTTCCCAAGTTCTACCTACAAAGTAAGCTCCATACACTGTTACAAGTAATGTTTGAAATATTGGTATATATTCCTCAGCTATATGAAATTCGCCTATATTACCATCAAAAAAAGCACAAACAGTAAATATAACAGTTAGATATATAAGTACCATAGGTCTTATATTTTTAGACAGAAAACTATCAGATTCCATATCTGCTTTCCACCTTGCTGTTACTTGCTCTTGTGCCTCTTTGTCAGCTTTCTCAAGAATTTCAGTTATTAACCTTTGCGCTTCTAACTTTTCTTCTTTGGTAGTAGTTAGTTTATCGATAACGTCGCCAACTTCTTTGATAATGCCACCGGTTAACCATTGCAAAATTTTTTTCATTTTTTATAAGGAAATACTTTATTTAATTTTTCTTTTCTTTTTCCACATCCACAATCGCCAGGTATGCTGTCAACAATTTTTTTAATACCTGTTGCTTTTGTAAATTTTTCTATTGAGTCTCCTAATCCTTTTGATTGCATAATTATTTATTTAACAATTCCATCTTCTCCTAGCAGCTCTACCTCTTTCGCTAGTCCAGCTTTTAGATCTAGCACAAAATGCTTTTCTACGTTTTGCAGCTTTACCTCCTGGTTTTAATTCAGAAGGATCTTTAGTAACTGCTGTTTTAAGCTTACTACCTGGATTATCTTTTTTATATTTGTCTACACCTTTCTGAGACATACCACCGCCAGCGGCTGCTCCTGTTCCAGTAGGCTTAGCTTCGTTATAATATCCTTTTGATTTTTTACGAGACGGTGCATCCCCTTTTTTGGGAAATGGTGAGTTTTGTATATATGCCATAATTTATTTTTTTGACCCGTAGCCTTTCATTTTGAAAGCTCCTGGTTTGTTTGTCATTTTGCCAACAGCACCTTTTTTTATTTTATTAGAAAAAGCTGATCCCACTGACTGTAATCCTTCAAATAAAGCTCCAGTGCTTAGTGTAATTGGCTTATAAGCTGCTGCAGCCATTTCAGTAAAACTAGTTGTTGGTGTTTTTGTCGTTTGAGGGTCAGAAGAATCGCTCTCAATTCCTAAGCCTTTTTTAAACTTAGATTTAAACTCTTGTTCTGTCTGCGTTCCTTCTGGAGCTTTGACTGGTCCAGCCTCTTGAGCACCTTTTAAATTACGATCGTACTCCATTCTCTGCGTAATGTATCTATTACGCATGCCAGTTGCCTGCTGACCTATATTTTTACTTCTTGCTACCGTGTTTTTTAATTCATCTTTATAAGCGTCTAAGGTTTCTTGATTAATTTTCCCGGCATCAAACTTTTTTTGCATTCGTTCAAGTTGCTTAGAAGCTTTTTTAACATTTCTTGCAGCTATCTTTCCGGCACGTGTATTACCTCTAAGTTCTTGAGGCCCCATTAAATCAATAGACGAGCCTCTCTGAGCTTCTTGCGTTTCAGGCGTAGACTTAAAACTTGCCTCAGAGCCTGTAGTAATCGTATTATCCGCCAAACCTTCTTTAGTAGGATTTACTGAGCCATAAGTATCTTTAACTGCTTTAAGGCACTCTTCTTTAGTAGCGAACGCGCCTTCTTTAACTTTTTGATCACAAGTTATAGTTTTTTTGCTACCAGGTGTTCCGGTTCCTGTTGTTGTTTGTAAATTGCCTTCCGTATCAGCAGTCTTTCCTGTTTCAGTTGTCTGCTTAGCAACAGAAGATTTGTGTTGAGCTACTTTTACTCGTTTAGTTATTGGTGTATACATAGTTTTAGTTTTAGTTGTTTGGTCCTTTTCTACCTATTCCTCCAGGGAAGTTCCCTGAGAGTTCTGTAGCTCTGTCTATTCCTTTACCGATTTCTGCGCCAGCATCTATAAACTTTTTGCTTTTGTACATGCCTTTTAAATCGTTTACTAAAGCGGCCATGTATTTATTTGGTGAAGCACAATTAGCAGCAACTGATTCTTTAGCTCGCTGTGTGATTGGTTTTGTTTTGTTCATTATCGTTGTTTGTTAGTTGTTATGAGTAAGCTTCATCTTCCCACTCAAAGCTGCCACCTTCGACATCTTTTTGACCGGAATCCATAGCTATTAAATTTCCTTGATCTCTTTTATATACTCTTGAAGGCGATTTAGTATCTTTCTTCCAGGTTACCATATTATCGTCGTAATGTAGTCTACCTTGCTTCATTTGGCAGTGGTGCACGTTTTCGTGTTCAACCGCTTCTCTCTTTTGAGCAGGAGACAAGCTCTTGTCTATAAAAGTTGTACCGTCATTATTAGCCTCAGCCATAATGTTGCCTTTTAAGTTCTTTTCAAACACAGGTCTACCCCACTCAGAAAGCTCTTCGTTATACCCGAATATTTCGCCTTTAGTTTTAAGTTTAAATGCCATTATTTTCCGTAGTAACCTTTCTTGTAGTTCTTATTAGGAGCAGCTTTACCTTCTTTAGCTGCAATAGCATCTACAATTTCTTTAGGTAGATTAGCTTTTTGCTTAGCTGTTTGTTTTGCAGGAGCCGCAGCACCTTTAGCACTACCAGCACATACGCAGTCTTCTGTAGAAGCTTTCTGCTTTTTCTTTGGCTTATTAACTAGTCTTCCATCTGGAGCTATAATAGGCCCACCTGATCCATCAGCATTTAATGCTACTTCTTGACCTGGAGGTGTAGTTAAATTTTTAAATGCGGCTTGTACTCTAGCAGTAATTGGGTTGTTGGCTTTCATAATTATCTGTCTTTGTCTTTTATCATATCATCAATAGCCTTGTTAAAGACCTTATCTGTATATGTTTTGTTTTTGTAAAACACACTAGCCTGCGAAGTAGGTAAATCTTCTTCTGCTAGCAGTATTCTATATATTCTGTTTATTAATCTTTTGCACTTTGACGAGGTTTTATATACACTATATTTAATAGTGGTTCTGTTACGTTGACGCCAAACATCAATCCAACCTCCTTTGCGTAGACGTTCCCATCTTGCTTTGTCCCAAGAATAGGTGTACACGCCTTCCATAAAATCATTACGTGTAAAATGAACTTTGCAATCTAAATATATCAGTAATTCCAGATCTGCGTCTTTTAAATTATAAGTTTTACAGGCCCATCTTCTGACAAGCCTGTAATACTTTAATAAATTTATTTCCCGCAAATGATTTGCTTCTAGCCTCATTCTATAACTACAATGTCTGAAATTTTGATTACATAGTAAAGATGATCCTTATGCTCGATACCATGTCCTGCATGTTTATCGTATCGTATAATATCACCTTCTTTTACAATAGGTACTTGATCTCCTACACTTATAACTTTTCCTTTTAAGTACCTAACGTCGCTATCTTGCTTTTCAGTTAACTCTAAGCCACCTACTTTCTTCGGAGCTTCTTTTATTTTGTCAATGATCACGTAGAAATTAATTGCTTGCATCGTCTAATCTTTTATTACTGATTATACAATCTGCAGACACAATTGTGTTAACTACACTTACAGCGTTTTTCAATGCCGCTTTTGTAACCAAAACCGGATCTATGATTCCAGCTTTAACCATGTTCACTGGCTTGCCCGTTACAACATCTATTCCCCATCCTTTTTTATTGAGATCTTTAATGTCAAGACCAGCATTTTCTAAAATGGTTTTATAAGGTGCTCTAATAGCTTCTAGCAATAAAGCTTCTCCTTTATCCTTAGGTTTAATATTATTTGATGCGTTCAACAAAGCAACACCACCACCAGCAACAATACCTTCTTTCAACGCGGCTTTAGTAGCGTAAATTGCATCTTCTACTCTGTCTTTCTTTTCTTTTAACTCTACTTTAGAATCAGCACCAACTCTGATGATACCTACAGTACCAGCTAGAGTAGCTAATCTTTGTTCTAGCTTCATTTTAAAGAATCCATTCTTTTCATCTTTAATCTGATCTTTAACATTTTTTATTCTTTCCTGAAGCGAATCTCCTAAATCGTGTACCTGCAATACTGTTGATTTATTATCAGTAACAGCTTTTACAGCTTCACCTAACACAGAAGGCTCAATTAAATCTAAATCATCACCTAACTCTTCATTGATAAGCTTAGCGCCTGTTAAGAAAGCTAAATCCTCCATTGAATCTAATCTTGTTGGTCCAAATCCAGGTGGATCTACGATGTTCACTTTAATATTACCTTTAACTTTATTAGCTATTAAGGTAGCGTAAGGCTGCTGGTCCATATCAGCAACTATAAGTAATGATCTTTTTTCTTTTATAATGAATTCTAAGACACTTTGTATTTTTCTAATGTTTGGTATTGTAGATCCGATTATAAGCACATACGGGTTGTCTAAGGTGCACGTGAGCTTGTCTTTGTCTGTTGCTAAATGCTGCGACTTTAATCCTGAATCAATTTGAGCGCCGTCAACAAACTCTACATAAGTTTCGTTTGTATCAGACTCTTCCATTAGAACGACTCCATCGCTGCCAACTTTTTCGTAAGCTTCACCAATTTTAGCTCCAAGCTCTTTGTCGTTGTTGCAGCTAATAGTAGCAACGCTTGTAAGCATTTTCCCTTCAACTGGTATACTGGTTTTATCAAGATAAACCATAACTTTTTCGCTGCATTGTTCAATGCCTCTTTTAATGCTTCTAGCCGTTTCTTCATGCTTTGCTTGTGTTATTGTTTTTAATAGCGAGTGAGCCAAGACGGTAGCTGTTGTTGTACCGTCTCCTGCTTCTCTCACTGTATTGCTAGCAGCTTCCTTTATAAGGGTCGCTCCTATATTCTCGACCGGATCCATTAAGACTACGCTTTCCGCAACGGTTACACCATCTTTTGTAAT